TCACAGCCCAATGCTTGAACATTGTTGTCATCAATCCAGTTAAGAAACGGCATGGCCCACTTGTCCCAGCATGATTGACCAGGGTGTTCGTCAATGCCCAGAACGTGATGATTAATCATACGCTCTATGGTTCCGTGAACAGATGTTCCGAACTCATGCGACGGGATTAACTCACCATCCTTTGGGTGCGGTCTCGTTCCGTAAACCATCTCAGCGAGGTCGGACCACGGCCTGTGTGGATGCTCTCTTGCTAGGTCAGTAATCATCCTTGGCTTGTAGACTTCATCAAGGAACGCGTCCTTGACTATGCCAAGCACAGTCGTGACTGATGGATAAACGTCTGCTCCAGCTTTACGAGCCTGTGCAGGAGTCCCCACCTCGGCCTCGAACTGAGGCTCCGATGGGTTCTGGCAGTTATAGAAGTGACTCATAGTTCCTCTTGGTCAAGGATGAAGTTGAGTCCATCGCGAAGAGCATCGAGGTCAGAGCATTCATTCGTATCGTAGTCCGATTGCCATAGAGTCCCACCGTCGGCGGTCATAATTATTAGGGTCTTGCCCTCTTGGCTTACTACGTTGTCCACGTAGCAAGTCCGAAGGTGTCTCTGCGCCATTAGCCCAAGTAGTTGAGTGTCATTGCGAGGTTCAAGCTCGGTCTGGATCGGCATAAGATACTGATCCCCGCATTCAAGTTGTCCAATACGAGCATCGGAGAATCTACCACGTAGTCCCATGGCTGATACGATTTCATCTTTAGGCAGACCCACAGCAGGCCCATCTGGATAGGTGTGTATTTTTATTTTCATATGTTTAGTCGGTTGGTTTTTTTTTAGGCACAGCTTTACTTAAAAAGTGTGCAGTAATATTCGAGTAATATGTTGGATCATTCTAGTGCTATGTTAGAGTATCTAATTACCATAACTTACATCTGATTCCATATAGGCATACCCTAGCTTTCCTGTCAAGTAGAAGTTTTGTAAGTCAATGAATGACAAATACATTTAACTAGTTCGGACGATTAACTATATGAGGTAAATTCAACCTACCCTTGGCGGCGTAGTATTGATTTTCATTGATCGTGCTATCCTCTAAAGCGTCCACAAGATGAACGTGGCTATTGCGGACTAACTTGTTGATCCGTTTCGCTTCATCGTTTACCCTTTGGGTAACCTCGTCCTTCTTAGCCTTCAGCATCTTCGTGCTGTAGATGCCACGACGGACTGCAAGGTGACGTAGGGACTCAGGTCTACCTTCCCACGGAGTTCCTCTAGCCGCTTTGTTCCAACTCATGCCCTCGCCTTCGACTCGCTTTATTACTAGCGTTAGCCAGTTAGCCTCAGCCTCTGGATCAACACAGATTTTCTGTCGGTTAGGTCTGCGTTCGACGGCATCGGTTATGTCCGCAGTCTTGAGGAGTTCGTGATATTTTTCTGTCATGGACTGGCAAAAAGCCAGCGCAGATTTTGCGGATTCGTTATACATGTTTAGTTGTTGTTAGTTGTTATAGGTAATCCCCTGTCAGAGATTGAATAAGTTCTAAGAGAACACTTCGGTGTCCCTCTATAATATTCCCTTGAGTCTTTACGACCTCGACCAAGGCTTCAAGATTCTTTTCAATGTCGTTCAAGGATTCGTGCAGTAACGCTATTGCGACTGCCGATACAATTATATATACTATGGTAATCTTTTTCATAATTTTGTGGCGCAGTCTCGTTTGGCGCGCAGTCTCGTTTGATGCTAATAAAATTAATAGCTTTGTCTACCAAAAAAGCCCCACCCCAGTGAGGTGGAACTGATGTTTTATGGTTCGTATTTCTTTACTCCCACTTGTATTCATTTAGTCCCACGTCAAAGCCAAACGAATAGTCCGCGTGCCGTTCATCGTCCTTATATATCCTGTAACAACGATATCCATTCATCGCATCGGAGTAGCCCTTATTATATGCCGTCCTAGAAATGATCATAGCGTCCCCAGCCTTTTTCCTTAGCTTCTTTACTAGGGCTTGGATCCTTTCGAGTCTCTCGTAGTAATCGTGAGGCTCGGGTTCGTTGAGTGCATCCTGCGCTTCTACTTCTAGTTGTGTTATTATTTTATTCATGGTTTGTATCAGTTAGTTAATACAGGATTGAAAAAGGACATAGCCTTTTCAACGGCTTGGTCGTTTACTTCGGGACTTTTCTGCGAGATTTCGAACTCGTAAAGTTTGCCCTCCCAAACGTCCTCCCAGTTGTCGTCAATTAGACGATTCTGATACAGAGAAACAATGAGTGCCTCGCCATTGTAGCGGAAACTGCCAAACGATCCGTCAGGCAGTATCATATCAACCTCGTCCCCATTTGTGACAAGGTGTTCTTTGTGTTTTGTATTGATAGTAATGTTCATGGTTATAGGTATTGCATGATTATTGACACCGCTAGCAGTATGCCTGCAATGATGATGCTCCAGAATACGATGAACGCACTCTCCTCTTGCTTGTCTGTTTTGACTAGCTTGTTGGTTTCTTTTTTCATGGTTCGTTTATTGGTTGTCTAGTTTGGTGATTAAGTCCTGCATTTTGATTAAGTCCTGCTCCGTTACTTCGCTTGGCTCGTCGAGCAAGCAAGCTATGTCAATGGACAGGTCGGCTATTATTTCGGTGATTGTTTGCATGGTTTTTATTGGTTAGTTAACGGGGATTTCGTGTATCTTGCCGTCCTTGTCCTCAACGGACAGAGTGATGTGAGATACGTCCATGAAGCCGTCCTCGTGGTGGCAGTCAACGCCGTCCATCCAGAGTTCGATGAAGGTCTCCCTGTCGAACAGGTCTTTGGCAGTGAGATCGAATTTGCACTCAGTAAACGTCTCCCTGTCGGGTGCGTCCTCATCAAAGAGAAGCCTAATGACGTTCTTGTTATCATCGTTTAGCGGTTGCATTACACGGGTAGGATCGGTCACATATGATCTACCACTTGGTCGGTGATCTAGGTGTAGACCGCCTAGGTTTAAGTCCGCCTTTGATGCGTCCTTTGGGTTGAAGTTTACGTCAACGTGTAAGAGTTTTATTCCGTCTATATTAGTCATGATTTTTTTTGCGTAGTATCGTTTATGTTGGTTATTTTATGTCGGCTAGATCGTCATCGTGGTCGAACTCGTAGGATTCAATATACCACTCGCCCTTGCCGTCATTTACGCAGTAAGCCTTTAGTTCGTCCATGTCCTCGAAGAAATGCCAGATGGTCTGATCCCATCCCGTTTGTTCTTCCGTCCACTCGTCGGGGTTATCGCCCCAAACTTCGTATGGGTCAGCACCGACTGTTACTCTAGAAAAACTTGGCTCGTCGTGTGGGTCGACTGACCAGTTCCATTCAATGGTATATACTTTGATTTTTGTGTTCATGGTTCTTATTGGTTGATTGTTAGCATCTTGCATCTTCAAAGATGGCAACGATCTCCGCCAATCCATCAGCTACCTTTTTTGATAGCCATTCTCTTTGTTCGTCGTAGTCCATTGACTCGACCTTGTTGCGGGTTTCTTCATCAATAGAAAAACTACTGATGTCTACGGTATATTTTTGTTCGTTATCCATGATTTGTATTGGTTCGTGTTAGTTTGACGGAGTGTCCGTCTACCCCAAAGCCCGCGCGACTCAATAGAGAAGGCGGGCAAGTGGTTATGTTCTAGGACTTAAAGAGCCTCTATTGCCTCGCAAAGCTCTTGGTCGGGTGCATTGGTCTCAGTCATACCAAGAAAGGCTTTAGCTATGTCCTCCCAGTATGTCTCTGAATCAAAGCCCAGTTGCTCAATCTCGTAATTCATATAAGGCACAGCCAGTGCCAGCCCTTGAAACCATTCGACGCATGCCGTGAATAAGCCTCGCCGCTCAATCGCCCAGTCCATCTCTTTCTCAAACCTTTCGGTGGCGTGTTCCTGCGCTTGCTTGCTGTAAAAGCGTCCCAATTTAAAGCCCTCCTGCAAGTGGCAAGCCTCTATTATAAGGCTCTCAAATGTGGTCTTTTCAATAGCCCAGCCCTCGTATTTCGTGGCATGGTCTACGCTGTTTGGCTGGTGTTTTAGGATATACTCAAAGCATTCAAAGTCCGAACCTCTGAACTGTGGCTTGCTGTCTTTCGTTACGGTGTAGTGTTGGTTTTTCATGGTTTGTTTCTGTGTGGTTGGTTCGTTGCGTTAATCGCTTCGATACAAACAGTGGATAGAACTTTCCTAATCCCTACGAGCTTTTTTTTCCAGATAAGCCATATTTCTTCAGGGGACTCCCGTAACTCCATGATAATCAACATACTCTCAATAAAACTTTTTTTCGGCTAAGTTCCGTGACAGGATACAATCGACGCTCCACGATACCCTTAAACAGCTAACCCATGGCAGACAGTCGGAATGATTCAACGGGTGGCTAAGTGGCTATCAAGGTGCATACATCATAGCCCCTATGAATGAATGAATGATGGCACTAAATCCATCTCGCCGATTGAGAAGAAAAAGATCCTTCACACATAAGCAAACCCCAAGAAAGTGCGACTGGATGAGAGGCAGGGACTCCGCACAGTGGCAATCGGGTCACGTAACGGTGACTTCTGGCTGAGGGGGGGAGGGGGTCAGCTTGACGTTATACCAGTTATATATATATCATCAGACACCCCTTTAAAAAATAGATGACTCATAAGCCATACCATCCGAATCCTACCCTTGTATTACTCAGTAGGGTCACTGCTCTAATGCTCCTTTGTTCCAGCGGAGATTCCGGATTCTATGTAGCACGGATTTCCATGTCAAGCAAAAAATCCAATTATTTTTGATCCAGGGGAAAGTAATCCTTGACATGTGTATAAGTCCTTGTCATCAAGGACATAATGAGTACCCTAAATCCTACCCCTGAGGAGATGCGACTGGACCTAATGGCCAGTATTTCTGAGAGTATTCAGGCCGTAAGCAGGGAAAAGGAGACCATGAAGGTCAACAGTCTAAGCCGTGCTAACCCAGGGAAGGTGGCTGAGATACTTTATCACTACGCTATGGGTGAGACTCAGACGAAGATTGTGAAGAAGTACAAGTTCAACCG